GGCGGTTCTAATTTAGTGGAATCTCCGGGAGACATTGTTAGAAGAACTTATTTAGGTTTCTCAACACAATATGGTATTGACGAATCATTCTTAACTTATAAAGGTAGACAAAATCCACAATCTTGGGTTATTGCTCCTCAACCAATTGAAGGTGCTGCTTGGAATTACGTAAGTAAAGGATTCCATATGGACTCAGGAGCTACAGTTGTTACTATTACAAATAGTTCATTAACAAGTGGTCAAACAGCATTTGAATGTGGTACTGCGGATTTCAGATTTGACCCTGAAACTCAAGAAAACCCTTACTACTTCATTTATTCAAGAAAATATACTGTATGTTTTGCAGGTGGATTTGACGGATGGGATATCTATAGAGAATTTAGAACAAATCAAGATAGATTCCAATTAGGTCAATCAGGATTCTTAGCGGGAGCATCGTCTTCTACAAGATACCCTAACGCTACAGGTAGTGGTTTATTTAAACGAATTACAGTTGCTAACAATACTCAAGATTTTGCAAATACTGATTATTACGCTTATTTACTTGGTATTTTAACATTTGCGAATCCTGAGGCAACAAACATTAATATATTAGCAACTTCAAGTATTGATTATATTAACAATTCAAACTTAGTAGAAGAGACAATTGATATGGTTCAATATCAAAGAGCAGACTCGGTTTATATTGCAACAACACCTGATTATAATATGTACACTCCAGATGCTACAAACCCTCAAGATATTATTTATTCTCAAGAGGCGGTTGATAACTTGGACAATACAGGAATTGACTCTAACTATACTGCAACTTACTATCCTTGGATTTTAACAAGAGATACAGTTAACAATACACAAATTTATTTACCTGCAACAGGTGAAGTTTGTAGAAACTTAGCGTTAACAGATAACATTGCATTCCCATGGTTCGCATCAGCGGGTTACACAAGAGGTCTTGTAAATTCTGTTAAAGCGAGAGTTAAATTGACTCAAGAAGATAGAGACACATTGTACCAAGGTAGAATTAACCCTATCGCAACTTTCTCAGATGTTGGTACGGTTATTTGGGGTAATAAAACATTACAAGTTGCTGACACAGCACTTAACAGATTAAATGTAAGAAGATTATTACTTCAAGCTCGTAAGTTAATTTCAGCGGTGGCAGTAAGATTATTGTTCGAACAAAACGACCAAATTGTTAGACAACAATTCTTAGATAGTGTTAACCCAATTTTAGACTCAATCAGAAGAGATAGAGGTTTATACGATTTCCGTGTAACTGTTTCGTCTTCACCTGAGGATTTAGATAGAAATACATTAACAGGTAAAATTTACTTGAAACCGACGAAAGCGTTAGAGTTCATTGATATTGAATTCTTCATCACTCCAACAGGAGCTTCGTTCGAGAATATTTAATGAAAACCATAAGTGGGGATACGTCCCCACTTTTTAGCCAATTATGAAAAAAAATACATTAAAAGAAGGAATTGATGAACAAGGTACACCTGATATGAAATATTATGCATTTGATTGGGATGATAACATAGTTCATATGCCAACCAAAATTATAGTTAAAACTGAAGACGGTGAAGAAATTGGTATGAGTACTGATGATTTTGCAGAATACAGACATCAATTAGGGGAAGAACCTTTTGAGTATAATGGTGAAACTATTGTGGGATATGGTGAAGAACCGTTTAAAAATTTTCAAACACCGGGAGATAAGAACTTTTTGATTGACTCAATGAGAGCTAAACTTGGACCAGCGTTTGACGACTTTAGAGAAGCTATTAACAGAGGTTCTATCTTTTCTATAATAACCGCTCGAGGACATAACCCTAACACCTTAAAACAAGCTGTTTACAATTACATAATTGAAGGGTTTAATGGTATTGATAAAGATGAGTTAATTAAAAACTTAAAAAAATATAGGAGTATTTCAGGTGATGATGAGATGAGTGATGATGAATTAATTAAAACATATTTAGATATGTGTAGATTTCATCCTGTTTCTTATAACGACCCTGAAGGTGCTGCAAATCCTGAAGAGGCTAAAGTTCGTGCAATGGATAAATTTGTGGACCATATTAAAGATATCTCTTCAAAATTAGACAAAAAGGCGTTCCTTAAAAAAGAGGTGAGTAATAATTTTGTACCATCAAAACCAACTATTGGATTTTCAGATGATGATATTCAAAATTTGGAGGTTATGAAAAAACACTTTAAAGACAAAGAAGACAATATTGTAAAAACTTATTCAACAGCAGGAGGAATAAAAAAAGAATATTAACTAGTATTAAAGAACTAGTAATAAATAATTAAATAAAAAACTAGTTAAATAAACTAGAATTAAATAAACTAGACTGGATTATAACGATAATAAATTAAATTCAGAAAGTCAATAAAAATATTTTCCATTTGGATATATTTATGATAATAAACAAAGAAAAACTAATTTAAAATAATATGGCTGATTTATTGATGAAAATGCCGATTCCTTACGAACCGAAAAGACAGAATCGATTCATACTAAGGTTTCCATCAAGCTTAGGGATTAACGAATGGTTTGTAGAAAGTACTGCAAGACCTAAAATTAAAATTGCTTCTACTGAAATACAATTTTTAAATACATCTACCTATGTTGCGGGTAGATTTAATTGGGATGAAATACCTGTTAAATTTAGAGACCCAATTGGACCATCTGCGGCACAAGCTCTTATGGAATGGGTTCGTTTACACGCTGAATCTGTTACAGGTCGTATGGGTTATGCTGCGGGTTATAAAAAAGATATTGACCTTGAGATGTTAGACCCAACAGGAGTTGTGGTAGAAAAATGGATTCTCTATGGTACATTCTTAACTAGTGTTGATTTTGGTTCGTTAGGGTACAGTACTGATGGTCTTGCTGACATTAGTGTATCATTAAGAATGGACCGTTGTGTATTAGTTTATTAATTTTTTAAAAAAAATAAAAACATATGTGTTGATAAAAAATCAATACTAATTATATTTAACCGTAAAGACATAAACTTTACGGTTATTTTTTTATATGGAAAATCAAGCAATAGAATACGGACAACAAAACTTTACGTTACCACATGATGTAGTACCACTACCATCGGGAGGAGTGTTTTACAAAAATAAAAAGAAATCTATCAAGGTAGGTTATCTAACAGCTAATGACGAAAATATTTTAATGGCGGGTGGGAATGATATGACCTCAACACTATTAAGAGGTAAAATCTACGAACCAGACCTTAGGATTGAAGATATGTTAGAAGGAGATGTTGAAGCAATTTTAATATTCTTAAGAAATACAGGTTTTGGACCTGAGATTAATTTAAATTTAATTGACCAATTAACAAAAAAACCATTTCAAACAACAGTTTATTTAGATGAGTTAAATGTTATTAATGGACAAACACCTAATGAAGATGGTACTTTTATTACTCAATTACCTAAATCACAAGCTACAATAAAATTAAAACCTATAACTTATGGTGAGATTTTAGAAATAAGCAAGTTAGAAGACTCATATCCTCAAGGAAGAGTTGTTCCAAAAGTAACTTGGAGATTACAAAAAGAAATTATAGAGGTAAATGGAAGTGCTGATAAATCAGAAATAGCTAAGTTTATCGAACAAATGCCGATTTTGGATTCAAAATTCATAAAAAAATTTATGAATGATAATGAACCAAGATTAGACATGAGTCGAGTTGTAATCACCCCATCAGGAGAAAAGATGACAGTTAATGTCGGATTTGGGGTTGAGTTTTTTCGTCCTTTCTTCTGATTATAGAAAAGGACAGATAGATGAATTCTACTATTTGAACAAATTAATGAACATAACTTATCAAGATTTTCAAACAATGCCACTATTTGTTAGAAAATATTTGTTAGATAAGTGGATTGAAGATAACACAAAGGACTGAAAACTCAGTCCTTTTGTATTTATATTAAAACACCATTCAAATTATGGCAGCAGGAGACGAAGAAAAAAAAATAGAAGACGCAGGTAAAAGCTCATTAAGTTATAGTAAACAATTAGCTGAAGCTTTTAAAATAAATTTTGAAACGTTAGCAAAAACAATTGAGGACACTTATAAAGCCCAAGTCGAGCTCAATAAAGCTTTTGGACAAGGACAAGAAAGACTCACTGAAACGTATAGGGCGGTTTCCGATGCTGCTCCAAGAGTTGCTCGTTTAGGTGGAGATATAAAAGATGTCCAAAAAACAATGATTGGTATTGCAGAGGCGTCAAGACGTAATGTTATTGCAAATACCGAAGATGTAGAAAAACTTTTTGCTGCAACTGAATTGATTGGGGGTAGTGCTGAAAGTTTAAGTAATTCTTTTTTAGATGTTGGTGTTGGTATTGGACAAATTGGACCACAATTAGAAGATTCGATTAATTATATCCAAAGTATTGGTGGAAACACAAAGACGGTTATGAAAGATGTGACCGACAATATGTCACAAATGAATAGGTTTCAATTTGAAGGTGGGGTTAAAGGGTTAACAAAAATGGCTGCTCAAGCGTCAATGTTAAGGTTTGATATGAAAGAAACTTTTCAGTTTGCTGAAAAAGTTTTAGACCCTGAAGGAGCAGTTGAAACTGCGGCAGCAATCCAAAGATTAGGTGTTTCAATGGGTAATTTAGCTGACCCATTCCAATTGATGAATCAGTCACTTACTGACCCAGCGGGATTACAAGATAGTTTAATTAAAGCAACAAAACAATTTACGGAGTACGACGAAAAAACAAAAACGTTCAAAATTAACCCTCAAGGTGTATTAACCTTAAGAGAACTTGCTAAAGCAACTAATACAAGTTTTGAAAATTTATCAAAATCTGCATTAGCCGCGGCTGAATTAGACGAAAGACTTTCATCTATTAACCCATCGTTAGTTTTTGAAAATGAAGAAGACAAACAATATCTTAATAATATTGCGACAATGAAGGATGGTAAGTATCAAGTTGAGGTTACGGATGAAAAAGGTGAAAAAGTTTATAAAGACTTAGGGGAAATTACTCAACAAGAAATGAATAAACTTATTGAGGAACAAAAGACCGGGCCTAAAACTCTTGAACAAATGACTAAATTACAATTAGGTCTTGATGAAGATATTTTGGCAAATGTTAAATCGATAAACGCAGCCATATCTCAAGGAATAACAAGTCCAAAACAAATTACAAAAGGTATTGCTGCATCACAAAGAGTTATTAAAACCACTCTTGGTGAGACATCAGATGCATTTAAAGCTAAAGATTTTAGGGATTTAAGTGAAGGAGTACTAAAAGAGTTAGGTAATGTTGCCATGAATTTAAAAGATGGTAACAAACCTCTTACTAGTGCGTTTGAAAATGGAATAAGTGGTCTTGGTGGCGTTTTAGAAGCTTCTCAAAAAAGATTTACTGAAGTATTAAAAGAAGTGGGTGAAAAAATTGCGGCGGGATTAACAAACAACACTGCGGGAGAAAGAATGATAAAAGGTAATGTTAATAAAGCTGTTGAATCTTATGGAGGTAATGTATCAACATCGTCGTCACCAATAACTCCATCAGGAGGAAATAGGGCAGCAACATTACAGAATGGACAAAGTACTGTAACAACTCAAACAACTAAAGGAACTGTTGATGTTGGTGGTAAAATTGAAGTTGATATTAAAGCCCCCAATGGTGTTTCAACAGAACAACTAAAACAAATTTTAACCACTACCTTTAATGAATCAAGATTCAAGGATTATATTTTTAGGTTAATGCCTGATGATAAATCAAAATCACCTGAATCAAATACTTATTAATAATCTATTTATAATAAAAAATCGTAAATGTCAAATAGTCCATTAGATTTCATAAATTCAGATGGTTTCAGAAAGAAATTAATAACGAGAAATTTAGTTCCTTATGCTAAATCTCCAAGCAGGCCTTCTGTTCAAGTTCCGTATGAATATATTTCATCGGATTTATCTATAATTGATAGTCCTGACCAACTTATTGACAACCCATCATTAGCAAATCAATTATATCCTTTAAATAGATATGGCAATGAGGGAGGATATCTACAAGTTCCTGACCCAAATGGATTGACTAATACAATTTCAAATCAAGGTGAATATGGACCGGGTCAACAAGATGCTCATATTGTCGATGAGGGTTATGACGCGGTAAGGTTATGGAGACCATTAAATGCTTATGCTGATGGGTTAAATGTGTTTGACTCAGCAGAATCATTTTCAAGTTTAGAAACAGTTAGACCTGACCAAGATAGACAAGGTAATGGACAACCATATCCGGGACCAATTGTTTCATCATCGTATTCCCCACTATCAATTTTATTATCAACAAATCCAACCGGTAGTAACGGTAATTTAAGTCAAGATTCGTATATTGCTCGTTTAGGTGCTCAAACACTTAGAAATGAATTCCAAGAAAGAATTGCTGCTCGAATAAGGTTAGAAACAATAGGACAAGCCAACATTTTAAATGTAACTAGCGGTACTGACTTAATTAATATACTATCAGGTTCGGTGCCTATATTAGAACCAAATTGGCAAATAACCGTTCCATCAAATCCAATAACCGCCGCCGCAGATTTTGCACTTCGATTAGGAGGTAGTATTTTACCTATAAGTTTAATTCCGGGGTCGTATTTTGACCCGATGATTAATCCTGGTCAACCTACCACAATTCAACAAGTTACAAACGCAATTGCGGGAACAACTATTGGGAACTTTTTTAATCAATTACTAGGTGCGGGTCAAACCGGGTCACAAATTTTTTATAATAATACAGGCGCAGGTCAAAAATCACGTTTGTTTAAAAATATTGATTACAACAAATACAAACCAAATTTTGAAAGAGGTGTGTTCGATAGAGTTGCCGGGGCATTAACCGGGACATTATCGGATAACAGTAATTTTTATGTTGGTTCAAGAAATTCTGACCCGTCAAGAATATTTTCACCTGGTGGTGATTTACCTGTTGACCAATTTGGTAAAGAACAACAATCACCAGTATATGGACCTCAAGAGTTAGCTCAATTATATGAGGGACCAAGTCAAGATGTAAGATTAGGGGCTAATGGTCCTACCTATTCTAATGGTGGTGGTATTGAAGGAGGATTTACTTGGACATCTCCAAAATATAAAGATAATGCCGGTAAGAAAGTTGGTTTAGGTGGTGTTGTTACAAATGAGGATGAAGACTTTAAACCTTCATCGTATAACACAACTGAATCGACAAACAGGACTTTTAAAGGAGGTTCTATCTTAGATGATACTCAGAGAATTATTAATAGCCAACCTCAAGGAGGTCGAAGATTACAACACGTAGGGAATGCGATTGACCAAGTTAGTAAAGTTTTTCATGATGGATATAAAGAAATTACTAAAGGTTCAAGAGTATATCGATATGTTGGAGCCGTGGGACAAGAAGTTGGAACAGAGTATTGTCGTATTTTTGCTAAAGATTTACCATACCTACAATACAATGATTTACAAAAAGTAGATGGTATAACAACATCAGGTAGAAGATTTTCTGATTCTGTGTTTGATAATACCTATAACTTAAACATCGCACCAAACAAACAAGAAGGAGGACAAGATTCAACTAACCTTATTGGTGGTATGAATAATGGATATGCCAAAAAATATATGTTTTCATTGGAGAACTTGGCTTGGAGAACTTCAAGTACTCCGGGATATTCAGTTGCTGATTTACCAGTATGTGAAAGAGGACCTAATGGAGGTAGAGTTATGTGGTTTCCACCTTATGGATTAACGTTTAGTGAACAAACAACCCCAAATTGGAATCCAACTGAATTCCTTGGTAGACCGGAACCTATTTACACATATAAGAGTACTACCCGTACAGGTACTATAAATTGGAAAATAGTTGTTGACCATCCATCTGTGTTGAATGTTATAGTTAATAAAATATTAAATAATGAAACTAATAAAGTTAGAGTTGATAGTATTTTAGAATCATTCTTCGCTGGGTGTAGAAAATATGATTTATATGAATTAGCTAAAAAATATTATACGGTTAATCCAAATGATTTGTATCTATTACAAGAAGCAATTTCGTCAAAAGAGACAACTAAAGAACAAACTGAATTTATTAAGAAAACAGTTCAGACTGGTGTTAATTCACCAACAGGGGCGGATGTTAACGTATCCCAAGAAGGTGGTGGTGGAAACACTAACGTTGATTTTAAAAAATACGAACAATTAGGGTTTTATTTTGGAAATGATTTCCCTAAAAAAAATGAGGCGATACCAAATTATACTACAGAGTTTACAAGATATACTAGTGCTACTAATAGGCAATATTACAATACTAGACCAAACGCTGAAAAAACTAACGTATTTTTTGAATCGGTAGTTATTCCAAATTATAATTTAGCAAAAGAATTTGTTAATGATTTAGCAAAACAATTAACCCAATATAAAGATAGTGATGGTACTATAACAGTTACTATCGATGCTAGTTGTTCAGCTCCTGCTACTCAATCATATAATGTTGAGTTGGCTAAAAGAAGAATTGCCTCTATTATTAAGTTTTTTGAAGAAAGTGATGTATTAAAACCATTTTTATCAAAACAAAAATTATTACTTAAAGCAACAACCGTATACGGTGAAAATGCTCAAGTATTACAATTTGATGCAGTTACTAAAGCTTATAAAATTGGCACAAATGTGAATTGTTCTGATAAGGATACTGGAGCTGTAGGTGGAGATACTCAAGTTGGCGCAAATGATATTACAACAACAAATGCCATGGCTTGTAGACGAGGTTATGTCAAAACAGTAGTGCCAACGATTAAACAACCAACAACAACGCAACCAGCACAATACACAACAATTGTTGAGGAAAATAAAGTATTAAAAACTGTTAAAGAAAACGTTATAACACAAGAATATAAACCAAGGGATAATATTACTAAACGTGTTTTAAGAGCTTTATTGTCTGAGTGTGACTACTTTGAAACAATCAAAGCTGAGACACCTATGGTTTATGATAACTTGCGAGACAAGTTAAAATTTTTCCAACCGGCATTTCACTCAACAACACCTGAAGGATTAAACTCTCGTCTTACATTTTTACAACAATGTATGAGACCGGGAGATACAATTCCAACGATTAAAGACATTGCAGGTAAACAACAATTACAATACAATAATGCCACAAATACATCATTTGGGGCACCTCCGGTATTGGTATTACGTATTGGAGATTTTTACAATACAAAAATTATTCCAACGTCATTGGGGATACAATATGAATCATTAGATATTAATCCAGAGGGTATTGGTATTCAACCAATGATTGCGAATATTACTTTTGGATTTAATTTTGTTGGTGGAAGTGGATTAAAAGAGTCGATAGATAAATTACAAAATGCATTAACATTCAATTATTATGCTAATACTGAAATTTGGGATGATAGAGCGGATGTTACTGCCCAAGAAGATTTCTTGAAAGTTTTAGATAAAGAATTTTTGGCAATGACAGCACCACCTCAAGCACCTGCGGTCAATCAAGCGGCGGTTGAGAATGGGCAAAATAATAATAGTACCATTGGTGTAACGTTAACAAATGTTTTAACAGGAACTAGTGAGACGGGAACTATTAGTTATTCTGACTTTATGGTTAAGTTTGTTAATGAAACTCAAACATATTTCCAAACAGTTGTTAATAAAACAAAAGAAAGTGTTAATCAATATAACAACGCTGTTAGACAACAATGGATGTTGGAACGTTCTTATACTCAAGGTAATTTTAATGTGACTCCACCCGAATGTGTTTTATTTGGAAAACCAAGTAATGTTGAAAAAAGGTTTGATACTATTTTTGGTGAACTTGAATCAAACATTCAAAGTGGGAATGAAGGATTTATTACCTTTATGTCGTCCGCTATTTGTAATTTTTCACCAAAAGTAATCCGTCAATTAAAAGAAAATTATAAGAATTTAGTTAAAAACAAAAGAGCATCATTTCAAAATGCTATTACAAAAATAACTCAAGATATTAGTAATACCGAACAAACATATATTCAAACTATAGGAAGAGCTAATATATTAATTTTTGATGGAACTACAAGTTATAATAGTGGTACTGATGGATATCAAGCAAAATCAGGTCCTGTTAAGGTGTATGTGACTAGTGGAACGTCTGATGTTAATGCGTCATCAACAGGGGCTTCTAATACATTAGTAGAACTTACTGACGACATTAGAAAAATATGTGAAGGTATTAAAGAATTTAATTTACTTATTTGGAGTGAAACTGAGTTTGTTAATCCTTTGGATAGTTTAACATATAATGGAGTTTTAGTTTTTGAAACAGACCCTAAAGGTAAATCTCTTGATACCACAGTAACGGTTGAAAATGTATTTAGACCATTTAGTAAAAATACACTATTTGATAATAATATTTTTAGAAGAGTTTATATGGTAGTTTCTGATGATGTTGTTGATGATAAAAAATATGAAACATTTAAAACCGCGATGATTGGTAATATTATTAATAACGCTGGATTATTAAGTGGGGGATTTGATGATGTTGAGGCTAAGTTTGATAACTATTGGATTACTCAAACAAAACCTTTATTTGTTAGTGAAAATAATATAACAAAAGCATTTATTGATGATGTTGAAAAAAATAAATTAAAAAATTATTTAAAATATACACCATTTGATAAGAAAAAAAGGGAGTTTACTTATACAACAGAAACAGATGGTACTGATGATAAGAAAAAATCACAAAAAACTATGATATCTTCATTAGCAGATACGACAAATAGAAACACAGATAATAACAAATGGAATTCTGAAGATGGAGTTTCAGCGGGAGCATACATATCAAAAGTAAAACTTAATTAATGGCATTTCAATATTGGAATAGGTATAGTGAATTTCTAATTAACGGTGAACAAACCGTTGTACCTTACGTGGAGTTACCTCAAAAACCTACAGATAAGGCATTTATTTATAAAGTGGGTAGAAGTCGATTAGATAAAGTATCTCAAGATTATTATGATTCTCCGTATTTTAGTTGGTTAATACTTCAGGCTAATCCTCAATTTGGTGGATTAGAAAATACCATATATGATGGTGCGGTATTGATTATACCATTTCCATTACTACCTTCATTACAGGACTATAAGGGAGCATTAGAAAATCATTTTTATTATTATGGCAGGTAACTTAAAAGCAGACAACAGTGGAGATATATTAGTAGAGTTTGATTACAATAATATTATTGTTGTTGACCCTAACAAAACAATTAACTCAGCGGGTAAAATACAAGAAAGATTAATTGACCATGAGAGTTTAGTTATGTATGCAAATTTGGAAGCGGAAGTTCTTCCAAGAACTAAACTTGCGGTAGGGGCAAGTCCTGAAGATAGAATTAGAACTATATCAGTTGCCAAGATGAATTTTTTAAAACCAACTAAAGATAATTTTTTAGGTGTGGGTTATTATGATGAATTGACTGGTAATAATTCAACGAAGTTTAAGGGTGATAATCAAATGATGGAAAAAAGAGTTCCTGCAAGTGATGGTAATCAAGCTTACACTATTAGTTCACCCGCTGACTTAAAAAATGTATTTGATAATGGTTTATTAGGAATTACATCAATTAATGTAACAACTAACTCATCTTTTGTACCTTCAGTTAATATAAAGTTAGAAGATGTGCAAGGAAAGGCATTGTTTTCATTAGGTAATAATTCACCATATTCTGCTTTTTTTAATCTTCCTTATCCACCATTTTATTTAACACTAAAAGGTTATTATGGACAGGCAATTAGATATCAATTAAATTTAGAAAAATTTCATGCGTCATTTAACACATTTAGTGGTAACTATCAAGTGGATTTACAATTCAAAGGATATAAGTTTAATGTACTTAATGAAATCTCAATGGGACATTTATTGGCGGTTCCTCATATGTATGGACAAACTTTCAATGTTTCAACAACTCCGGGAGGTACTCAAGAATCAAACAAAGCTGCTGAATCTCAATCAAGTGTACAGGGAGCTGTTTCAAAAAACAACTCACAAAGTGGTGATGTGTTTACTACTGAAATAGTTTCTGAAAGAGGGTATCAAAAAATTGCTGAACTTTACAGTGAATATAAAGCAAAAGGATTAATTTCTCCTGATTTACCAGAGTTAACAGTATTTCAATTAATGACTAAGTTAAGTACCTTTGAGAATAATATTATGGATTCATTTCCAAAGGCTAAAGTGGAACCTCTAACTAATATTCGAAGTTATAAAGAGGTTTTAAAACAATATTTTTCTGCAGTAAGAGGAGCAAATACTTCTTGGTTTAATACTTATCTTGACCCAAAACCAATTGTATTGAATAATACAAATGAAAGGATTTATATTTTTAAAAAATTAGAGCAATCGGAGAAAGAGACTGCTGCTAAATTATTGGAAAGTTACGTAAATAAGTTTAATAAAGCTTTATCTGAAAATGCTACATTAGGTAAAAATGGAGCATCTCCAATACCAAATCCAATTAAGTTTGTTAATTTTACAGTTGACCCACCAGCGGATGGTGCTATTAACTGGAAAGAAACAGTTAGAATACAAACAGGGAAAGTTTTACCAACGGAAAAGGACATTATTGCTCTTAAAGAACAGTTATATCAAACAAAAATTCCTATTGTTGTGGTAAATGAGGTTAATGGAAGACAAGTAACTGAAACTGTGAACGCTAGTTTTTTTATTTTTGAAGGTGATAATAGATTTGATAATCAAATTTCATTAATTGAAACAAATGCGAATAAGAAACTATCAGAATATGAATCATCAATTTCTGCGGAATTATTGAGAAAAATTGAAGATACTGATACAGGTCTTGGATTTAAACCAACCGTTAGGAATCTGATTGCAGTTGTAATGGCATCGGCAGAGGCATTTGTTAGATTATTAGATGATGTACATACAAATGCTTGGAATGTTAAATACGACCCTGTTAGAAAAAATGCAATATTAGATAATCCATCATCAGCCCCAAGTACTGAAACAAGAGGAGTTGTAGTTAGGGACCCATTTGCAATAATGAATGATGCTAATTTGTTAAATTCTCAAGAACCGGTTTACCCATGGCCGTTATTTTTTGTTGAAACACCTGAAGATAAAAAAGGTAGATTTCAAATAAAATATATTGCGGACCCAACAATTGTTGATAGAACTCAAGGATATTTGTTTGATAAATGGCCTGAAGTTGAATTTGTTGAGGAGTATATGAAAGGTATAACACAAAAATTCAGTGTCCCACTCGCTCCACCACCATTAGATAATGAAAGAGATACTAATAGAATCAACATTAATGCAATTGAATTTCCGTCAGCAGGATTACCATATGTTAATAAAGAAGAGGTAAAATTCTTTTATGAAATTTGGGAGAGACAATTTTTAACTTCTCACTATTCAGGATTAATTAGGGCTAATTCTAATCAGATTGATGAATTAATTAAGTTGAATATTGAGGCGGAAGTTAACAATATTGTTAAAGGTCTTGGAATAAGTTCTCCTTATTTAACATTAAAACTTAAAAATTATAATTTAAAGGCAAATTCATATCCTGAGTTCTTAAGTACTATTTCGAATAATGGTACAGGAAGGGCGTATCAAGATTATATTCGTGATTTCTTTGTTACACCATATATTAAAAATTTGGTGGATAACTCGTATAGTATTTTATCAACATCAGATATTGGAAAAATACCACAAGTAAGTACTAAATCGTTGGCTCTCGAAACCTTATTAAAAAATGCTTCAAATGAACCATTGGTTGTTGATACATTACCATATACTGACCCAACATGGTGTTTAAATAATTTGAGTTCAAGTAATAAGTCTGTGGGTAATGAAGTATATAATACCAAAAAAACATTAAAAATATTTGAACCAAGATCC